CCCGGCCTTCAGCGGGTTCATAAAGCCGTCTTTGTCGAACGTCGGTTCGAAGTCGACGGTGCGCCCCTCCATGCGCGCGGCCTTGCGTGCCTCGGCGAATATCTCCGAGGGCACACGTCCCAGGTTGCGCATGTCGATCGGCTCCAACGGCCGTGAATTATCCCAGGCGTTCTTGAAGAGAGGGTCCGCGTCGGCGCTGCGCTCTGTCCGCAGACGCTGCCGCTGGACATAATCGTCCTCCAGATCCCCGAAGACCGCCCGCAGCCCCTGCCCGACCCGGTCCTGCCGCCCTTCCTGGCGCGTCGTCAGCTGCGTGCGGATCTGGGTTGACCCCACGCCCGGCATCTGCGCGGCCGCGTCCATGGCCGGCGTGACCGACGGCCCCATACGCTCGCCGAGGGTCAGCCCCGAGTCGGGGAAGCCCTGGCCGAGGAGATCCGCCCGGCCGCTCTGCTGGCGCGCGAGATCCGCCGCCATGCCGTCTATGTCGGTCCCGCTTCGCGTCGCGTTTTGGATGATCTTGTCCCGCGCGCCCTCCGCCGCCGCGTTGCCGCCGCGCGCCCACAGCATGGGCTTCGTGAGGTATTGCGCGCCCTCGGAGAGGCCGTGCGCGATACCACCCCCGACGCCGCCGAGGACGTGACCGAAGGCGCCGCCGATCGCGCCGCCGGCCAGACGACCCCCGAGTCCCTCGCCTTCGCCGAAGCCCTGGAGAGCGCCCTGCCCGGCGCCGACCATGGCGGCGCTCTTGACCGTCGGGCCAAGGCCGGCCAGCGCCGGCACGGCCGGCGGCATCGGCGGCGGCATGTTCGGGCTGACCGTGCGCGGCCCGGCGAACGGATTAAAGCCGCCGCCGGGGGCGCCTGGGGGTGGCGCCGTCGTCGGCTCGCCACGCAGGCCACGCAGGACGCGTCCGCCGACCAGCGACGGCACGAGCGACCCGCCAACATTCAGCGCGAAATCCGAGACGGGGTTCTCATCGCGGAATTTGGCGACCCCCGCGCGTTCCTGCGCCAGAGCCGTGTCGTAGTCCGTGGAGCCGAAGAGCGAGCGCACGCCGGCCGTCGCCTCGTCGCCGAAGCCAAACGTCGCGCCCTGGAGGGCGGAGCCGACAACAGGGTTGACCGTCGCCTCACCCGCGCGCCGATCGCGCAGCGCGAGCTCCTGCTGCTCCCTGAGCTCCTTCTCGGCGGCGGCCGCCGCCTCATCGAGGTTGAACGATTGTAACGCCATGGTGCGCTCCTAGTCCGCGTCGAGCCACTCGGGGCCGAGGCCGCCGTTCTTCCGCAGGATGATCTCGGCGGCGCCGCGCGACACCGTGCCCGCCTTGATCCTTGCTTTAAGATCCTTGAGCACCGACGGCGTGATCTGAGATGTCGCCGCCGGCTGCTCTGGTGCTGGTTGCCCGGCCTGTCCTCGGCCGGCGGCGAGCCCCATGTTTCGCATCGCGGACTGCCTCGCGGCATCCTTCTGCGCGATCGTCTCAGGCGTGTCGTTCGGACGCGGGAAGTAGTTCGAAGCCTCCTCGAAAGCTTCTGGCTCGCCGATCGACGCGCCGCTCTCCCACCGCAGCTTGTTGCGATACCAGGTGATCTGCGCCTGCCGGTAGAGTTGCCCCTCTTTGCTGATCGTCAGGCCCTTTCCGGGGAGGATCTGTCCGTAGTTGTCTCTGGCGTTGCCGGGGTTGTAACCCTTGCCGGTGACAGCCTGGATGCGCTTCTCGGCGTCTTCCATGTTGCCGAGATAGACCGACGCCTTGGCCTGCCCCTCGGTCAACGGTTTGGCCTGCTTGGTCACGACCTCATCGGGGGGAGTGACCGGCGCGCCCAGCGTTGGGTAGCCGGTGTCTTTCGGCACCACACGCCGCACCGTGCGGCCGTCGGGTAGCTCGACTTCCACCGCTTCGCCTTGCGAGAGCAGCCGGTGCGCCGCCTGATACCGCTGCCCCTCTGGGCTGTTGGGGTCGAGCGTGCCGGCGCGGACCATCGGCGCGTATTGCGTCAGGATGCCGCGCGCCGAGTCGGCGTTCATCGGCGCGCCCGGCGCGGTGCCCTTGTCGATAACCGTCGGCTGGCCGTTGGGTCCGATGCTCACCCGCGCGTCTGGCGGCAGGCCGGTGGCGGCGATCTCCGTCGGGCTCGCCCAACGGTGTTGGCCTTCGCTGATCACCGTCGGCTTGCCGTCTGGTCCGACGATCACCTTCGCGTCCGGGTTGAAGCCGTGCGCCTTCAAAAAATCCGGGGCGGCCCACGTCGTCTTGCCGGGGTCCACGATGCTGAGTGAGCGGTCCCCCTTGCGCTGCACGATCGCATCCGGCGCCAGACCGAGGGCGGCCTTCTCGGTCGCGTTCAGGTCCGTCGCGGCGGCCTCGGCGATGCGGCTGTAGCCGGTCGTCGGGCTCCACTGCCACGTCCCTGGTCCCAGGTGCGCGGACTGCCCCGGCGTCAGGAGCGTCGGCGAGTCGGCCTTGCTGGTGAGCTCGAGGATTTTGGCGGCGCGCTGCGTGGCCGGCATCGCCCGCAGGAGCGTCAACTGGTCAGGGGACAGGTCCGCGAGGCTCTTGGGCTTCGTCGGCGGTTGGAACGGTGCGCCGCCGCCGGAGGAGACGCTGGGATCTCCTGGGTAGGTCGAGCCCGAGGCGTCCGTCATCGTGGCGCCGCCGGGGGGTTTCAGAGCCGCCCATTTCGACACGGTGGTCCTGTTGGAGTCGGCGGGATCTCCGCCTCCGGTCACCCAGGTCTGCAAGCCCTTCAGCCCGCCAAGCCACATGCCCTGGAGCAGGCCGGGGGCGGTGACCTGAACGCCGCCGATGTTTTGCCCGATGTATTTGTCGAGGCCGGCGCTCTGGATCTTCCCCCAGTTCAGCCGCATGGCGGCCTCGGCCGCCGCCTGCTGCGCCTGCGGGTTGGATCTCCATTGCTCGTGGGTCATCGGTTCAAAACCGGGGATCACCCACTGCCCGCGCCAGGTGTTCGTTGCCCGTCCGCGATCGTCGGCGACGCTCTCGCCGGGCGCGGGCCGGTAGACCCCACTGTCGGCGGCGAGGGCGGAGCCGATCTGATACCGGCCCGAGTAGCCTTGCGCGTTCTGGGCCCCGGCGTTGCCGCCGCTTTCGGCTGGCATGAGCGCCGCCAGCGCGGTCTTTATGGGATCTCCCGCCACGTCACCCAGGCGCGGCATCGTGCCGGGGTTGGCGGCGGGGACGCCGCCGCCCGCGCCGGTCTTGCCCGCGATGAGCCGGTCGATCATCAGGTTGCTGGCGGCCTCCGACGCCATCTCTTGCTCAGTCCGCTTCGCGGTGGCGGCGTGCAGGCGCATCGTCGCGCCCTCGCTCAGCGCCTTCTGGAACTCATCGCCGGGGGCCAGCCCGGCCATGATCTGCGCCCGCTGCGCGGGCTGGAGCCCGGCCTGGGCGAGGGCCAGGATCTTGCCGCCGAGGGAGCCGATCGCGGATTGCCGGGCGAGGCCGAGGGTGTCGGCGTCATATGACGACCCGGCTGGCACCTCCTTCGGGTTCCACCAGTTGCCCCAGCCGGTCCACGCCTGGTCGAGCAGGCCGGGATCACCCTCTGGCATCTTACCCTCCCATCAAACCGGGCTGCTGATATCGCCTCAGCCACGGTGCGTTGAGCGCCGCCTTCTGTTTCAAGGCCTGAAGCTCGGCGACGCGAGACGCGGCCAACCGCGCCGCGTCGAACGCGGCGGGCTTGTAAGCTCCCGCGCCGCCGCCCCCGGCGGCGATCGTCGGGGCCGCCGCCGGGGTGGCTCCTTTGGCGAGTGCGGATCCGATCGAGCTGGCACCGCCCACGAGGGCCTTCTGCCGGTCGGTCAATTTGGCCGTCTCCTCCATCACCGGCTTGCCGTCGGGACCGATGATCGGCTTGCCGCTGGCGTCGAGTTTCGGCTTGCCGTTCCACAGCTCGGAAAGAGGTTGCCCGATGTTGCGGTCGAACCAATTAGGTGGCCCGGCGTAGCCAGCGGGCTTGCTTGGATCCGGGATGGTGTTGGTCGGCACGGCGGGTGCCAGCGGCGCGCCGCCGACGGGGCCCGTGGCGGGCGCGAGGCCGGTGAAGCCGGGTCTGCTGTAGGGGTTGGCCGGGTCCGGTGACGGGCCGATGCTCATCGGCACAGGTGGCACGGCCCCTGGCGTCGACGGCAGGCCCGCGTTGGGCATGGCCGGGATCGGCGATGCCATCGGCCCCGCCCCCGGCAGCGCGAGGCCGCTCGGGTCGATCTGGGGCGGCGGCATCACCGGGGCCCCGATCGCCGGATCCATCGTCAGGCCGCCACCGCCGAACGCGCCCGCGCCGTTCATGGCCCCGGCGGCCTGTCCGAACAGACGCATGTATTGCAGCCAGTCGTCTTGCATCGTTTCGCTCCTATCTCGACCCGAGACCCCCGAGGATGCCGCCGATCACGGCACCCCCGGCGGCGGTGTAGGGCGCGGCCGGGCCACCGATCATCGCACCGGCACTGGCTCCGCTGAGTGCTCCTCCCAGCGCGCCCATGGCCGGGCTCCCCCTGCTGCCGCCAGCCATGCCCGTGGCGTTGATGCTTGTGGTTTGCGAGCCGGGGCTTGAGACGAGCAGCTGGTGTAGCCACTCAATTTGGCTCTTGTCGTAGCCCTGCGCTTCCAGCCAGTCGGCATATTTCTGGTCGAGCCCGGTTTGCTGCATCTGCTGCTGCTGGCCGCCCGCGTTATCCAAAAGACCGATGTCGGCGATGTCCGATTTCTGTCGCTGACCGTAAAGATCGCCCGCCGTTTTATATCCCGCCAGATTTAGCTGCCCGGCATCGAGGCCCGCGCGTTGGTTGAGCTGCTGCGCGGTGAGGTCTCGGCCGATGTCGCCGGTCGCGGCTTGTTGCGCCTGGGCGAAATTAGCCTGACGAAGTTTAGCCGACAGGTCGCCCGCTTGCTGTCCGAATTGCGCGTCTGTCACGGCTGATTGCAGCGCCTGCCGGGATCCGCCGAAAGCTTTAGAGGAGAGGAACGCGTCGCCGATTTGGTTCTGCGAGTTCTGCCGCGTGCCCTCGAGGGCTCGTAACGCATTCGTTTCGACCTCACCGGTAAACGGGTTCATGTATGGTTGCAAATCCGTTCCGGCCAATGTCTTCGGCGTGACCGTCTGAGCCTGATAGCCGCCGACCTGACCGGCGACCGCGTCGCCGAGGGAACCCAGCGCCGCGCCGGTCTCTCCGTAATTGTCCCTGATAGACTGCGCGGCCTGAAGCTGATCGTTGCTCTGCCCGGCGATGCGCTGGCCGTCGTAGGCCTGATAAGGCCTGTCAGCGACCTCTTTTGCCCATCCGAACTGGTTTTCCGAGGCACCGCTCATCCACGCCGGGAGTTCGGTCTTGCTGGTCTGCGTGGTGTTCGATGGGGTGCTGCCGCCCGCCATTAGATCAACTCCTTGCGCCAGTAGTCGCCGACGTGTTTCCATTGTTCTTGGTTAACAACGCCGCGCCATCCTCTGCGTCCGATCATGTCGGCGCGGGTCGCGCCTTGCTCCAGCGCCCACTTGTCGATGCGAGGCTGCATCGATCGTGCGCCCTCGACCGTACCGGCGACGACCCACCAGCGGATTACTTTCCGCAGGGGGAAATCCATCAACTCAGTCACCACCAACGTATTGTCGCTGTCCCAGATCTGCGCGCGCCGGTCCTGGGCGAGTGCGATCACGTCGGAGATCGTGTGCGTGTCCATCAGCGCCAGGGCGGCGGCGAGCTGGTCGACCATCTTCAGGCGGTTCGCGTCCATCATGCGATCGACACTCCCAGAGGCAGCTTCGCGGTTTTCAGCGCGCCGAGATTGTCCACGGTGATCTTCCACACCGATCCGTCCGGTGATGTCAGCAGCGCGTAAGGCGACGCTGTTTCGGTGGACAGAACGCGAGAGAACATGGCGGTCAGCTGATCGACCAGCTGGCGCGAACGCTCCTCGTTGTATCGTTCAGTTGGATACGGGAGAGACACATTCATCTGCCGCGCCCCGGCACGACATCAAACCGCATCTCGCCGACGCTCCACTGCTGGTCTTGCACCTGTTCAATGCGGAGACGGATGTCGCGGCCAGAGAAACGGCACTCGACGAGGCCGTCTGAGTATGGTTGGAACGGCCCCTCTTCATACTCGACCGGATCGTCGTGCGCCTCCCTGGTGAACGCCCGCAGCTCAACGCTGTCGTAGCTGGTGCCGCTGTCCAGCTGAGCACCGAGGACATTCAGACACTTGTCCCCGCCGGGCGGGAATTGCTGCGCGCCGCTCTCGATGAAAACGGTGTTGGCACGCGTGACGCCAGCGGCGGTCCAGCCCCGCTCGTGTTGGTAGAGGTGACCGTCAAGGCCGCCCATGAGCGGATAAGGCCAGACCCCGGCGGGCTGTATCGCGGAGCGGTCCAGCTTGCCGATCGTCCACCACTTCTCGGGGTAGTTGAAGGCGACATAAGCGTTGTTCTCTCCCTGACCGATCTCGGGAAAGAAGAACCATGCCTCCGTGAAGCGCCCGTTGGCACCGCCCGCGATGCGGTCGGAAACCACTTTCACATCGATGCGGCGAAAGAAATAATCCGCGACGTCACACTGCACTGGCGCGACCGTTCCGTTGTCGTAACTCCAGAACGTCGAATACCCCACCCAGATGACACCGCCGCCAGCACCAGCGAAGGCGTTGCCACCAATCAGTCCGCACGCCTCGCCCACCTTCTCGAAACCGTAGATAGCGGGCAGGCCCTTGTAGCGCGCGATCCAGGCCTCGTTTTCAGACCAGAACAAAACGCCGCCGCGCACCCGGCAGGCGTTGACCAGGGTGCCATCGCAATCGAGATCGATGAACCCGGCGGTGTTGTTTGGGTCGGCGAAATCCCAGTCGTTGAAGTCCTCGCGCGAGCACCACGCGACCCGGCGCGGATTGCCGTTCGCGCCGAACAGCATCACATGGCGCTCCTCTGTTACGATAACGCCACGGTTGTTGAGGGGCGCGTCCGCGATCGGCAGCGCCTGGGCATCGAATGACGCCGTGGTGGTGGAGTTCGGGCTCATGTGCAGCAGGCGGCCGTCTGACGATGCCACCGCCATGACGTCCTCGCCGAACGTGCCCAGCGTCCAGATCGCGCCCTTCGCGTACGGATTGCCGCCGGGGCCGAAGACCGTGCTCTCGCGCGGCGTGTCGTAGGTGCCCTCATCGTAATCACCGGTTCCGTAGCCGCCCCGCACGGTCTGAGAAATCGCCGGGAACGGAACGAAACCGGGCGGCGTCTTATCGTAGAATGTGTCTCCGTCGAGCAGCTCCAGCTTGCTGTCAGTCCCGATCGCGACGTAGCGAACGTCGAGGTTCGACCGCCACGTCAGCAGCTTTCGCGCGGGAGAGGACAGTGGCGTCGTCGTCAGCCGATCCCAGCCGCCAACAGGCACGAGCGCACCGGAACGCCAGCGGATCAAATTGGCGTTCCACCAGCGTCCGCGCGACATGCCGTCGGTGCCTGTGCGGACCACGCCGGGTGGGAATTTAAGGGCCTGAAGGGTCACGGGCGGTCCCCCGGCGATTTACGCGCGCCCAGAATGATCGCCAGGACCGTTATGATTTCCAGCGTCACGTCCTTGATCCCCGCGCCACGATCACACAGCGCGGCGATGGAGTAAAAGCACCCCACGAAGATAAACGCGCTGGAAGACAGCACGCCCGCGACCAACAGGATGAGCACGATGAACGCGCCTTTGACCGGATCAAAAGGTTCATGCGACATCGTCCGTCTCTATAATATAAAATCTCGACCCGTCGTTGTTGGCGGTGCCGCCGCCGTCCTTGTAGCGGAGCACGCGATCATGCACCGGCTGACCTTTCCACTGATCAGAAACCAAGAGCCCGTCTGCCTGTTTGGAAAGGAAGAAAGCCGCGTGCGACGATCCGTCTGTCGAGTTGGTGTATTTCCCGCCAGAGCTGAACGTCGCGATCGCCGTGCCGGGTTCGATGTCGGCCGCGTCGCGCGCACGCAAACCGCGCCGCCACGTCGACGTGTGCGGGACACCCGCCGCGACCTGGAGGTATCGAACGCACTGGCCATTGTCGACCACCTTGCCGTCGTATCGTTCCAGAGCTTCACCGACCCAGCGCATGGCGTTGATCCTTCTGGGGCCTGGAGGTCATCCAGGCCCCGTCCGTTGTTCGTCGTTACTTTGGCTGTGCGGTCGGCGGCATCACCGGCAACTGACCCGGCGAAAGCGACGGATCGACAACCGTATAGCCAACCACCTTGAGGCCGCCGCTCGAAGATACACCGACAATCGCCACCAGATACTTCTGAGATGGCAACGAGTTGTCGGGGCGTTCGCCACCTCCCGGCAACGTGTTGTCTGGTGTCCCCGGCGGGCGAGGCAACGAGTTATCGGGCCGTCCGGGAGGCCGTGGCAGCGAGTTGTCTGGCGTCCCCGGCGAGCCGCCCGGCGCGATCGGATGCGTCGGAACACCCGGTGACGGCCAGATGCTGCCGGGGGGCATCGGGTAGTTTGGCGGCAGCGGCGTCGGCGGCCAGATGCCGACCGGCGGCGGCCAGATCCCCGGAGGCGGCGGCAAAGTATTGTCGATGTAGCCGCCGCCCGGCAAGCTATTGTCTGGACGACCTTCGCCGATCCCGTAACCGGGATCAACGGGGTTCTCGCCTCCGGGGAGGCTGTTGTCGACGCGGTCGCCGGGATGGCGAACCTTTAAGAAACCTGAGACAAAAGGCATAACGCTCTCCTTGTTATGACGGCGGAACTATTCCGCCGTCGTCGTATCGTGGCCCGCCGCGCCGTTGGGGCGGACGTGCCTCCCGGCGGACGGGTAATCCGGCCCGGTGTCCTGGCTGGCACACTGGCGCTGGATCTCCTGGATCAACGGCTGCGCGATCTTGAACGGCGCTTCCGCAATGATCTGCATGATCACGTTCCATGCCTGCGCGTCGAACGTCACATTGAGTTTATCGGTGGGCTGAAGCATGGATTTACCTTTCTCTTCGCCCACGGCTACCGTGGGGTATGGAACTGAACTGGTCCCTGGTGCTTCTGCTCTGGTTGCTGCCGGGGTGCGTCCTGCCCCTGCTGTGGCTTTACTTTCGGGTGAGAGACGCCCGCGCCCGGCGGGGGTACGTCTGCTGTCTCGATCGGTAACCCGTGAGATGAGCGGTTCCGTCTTCACGCACCGAGGTCCGTCGTCTCGAATGTCGGCGGCACCAGGTATGTCGGTGCCTGCTGCGCGTCGTATTGCTGTTTGATCTCGGCCAGGACACGCGCGGCATCGTCGCCGGGCGTCGCCGCCAATGCCCTTATGACGATCTCCCAGGCCTCGGCACCCAGAGCCACATCGAATTTACTAATGGAACTTCCTCGAAACATTCAGTCCTCCCTTTGGTTAAACACCCGGCACGGGTGCCCACGTCCCTGTGCCACTGCATATGTAGAACCGCGCGCCAACCGCGCCGTTGATGCGTGAATACATCGATCCGGCTGGCATGGAGACGGTCGGCGCAGCGGTGCCCGCCGTCCACGTCGGGCCACCGACGCCGATCTGTAACTGGGTCGAACTGGTCAGACCGGCCAGCGCGGTCACGGCCCCTTGCAGCTGACTGGTTCCGCCAACAGTGAGCCCGGCGATGAAAGTAACCGCCCCCAGCGCGCTTAGTCCGTTAGCGACGGCGAGATCCCCGGCGGGGGATACCGTAAGGCGTACGGTCGGCGCGCCCGTGGCATCGATCAGATAGAAGCTTCCATCGCTCCACGATCCGGCCCAATAAGTGCGCGCCGAGGTGTAGACCACGCGAGCATCAACCGACGCGCCCGTGTTGATCGTGATCTGTTGGTTTGACGTTAGCCCGGCCTGCGCCGTGACCGCCCCTTGTAGTAGCGACGTGCCGCTGACCTGGAAAGTGCTGGCGAGGCCCACCGCGCCAGCGATGTTGGCGGCACCGCCGACATTCAGCGATGACGGTGTGTATATCTGACCGTCGATCTCGACATTGCTACTAAAATGAAGGCCGCCCGCCCCACTGAAAGCAGCGGCATCCCAGTAAGTGGTCGCGGTTGACTGCGTATCCCAGGCGATATCGCCGCCATCGCGCAGCCACACCGTATGCCCGCCGTTCTTCACCGCCGTTCGCATATCGATGCACGCGATATTAAATGGCGTATCGAAACGTAATCCGTAATTAAAACTCCCCTGATTGGCCGCGAGATGAATACCTAAGTGAACCACCGGCGGCACATCCGTGTTCGGCATCTGATTGAGATACATTCCCAACATTCTGCGGCTCTCAGCACTATCAGTCCCCGCCGTGCCGATCCCGATCTCAACCGCGCTACCATAGTTCTCCCCGGCACTGTCCGCCGGGTTGGTCTGGTCGATGTAGTTGAAAAGCGCGCCCCACAATTGCGGATTATTATCTGTCCCGCCCGCGTTTTTTACCGCTCTGACAGCCTGCCCGGCGACCGCCACATGCCCGCCTTTGCCGCCGGTTCCGGTGTAAGTCAGGGCACCATAAAGGTTCCATATGCCAGTGTCGTGCGCGCCGCCGACGTTGGTATTGACAAGGGTATTTGAGAAAATCGGATCCCAGAAACCGCCACCGTTCATTTGGGTTGTCAGGTAGCTGCCGAATTGCGCGCCATTAGGCTTGTTCGCTTCCAGCGGCGGCGTCGGCGTGAAGATGATCTGCGACGGAAACGCGGTCGGGGTCGTGACCGTACCGCCCGCCAGCGGCAGGAATATACCCGCCGCCGGGTCGAGGGCCTGATCCAGCTTGTCCGCGTTCTGGTTCCAAAATCCACCCCACAAATCGTCGTCCGCGCCGACGGTCGGCTTGTAAAGTTGCAGAACAGGTGTGAGCGTTGCCATTCGTTACGCCCTCATGATGTAGCAAAGGGAGAAGTAAGGCGGTGTGGTGGTGATGTTGGCGGTGTGCGTGTGGCTGCCGTCATCGTAGATGTAATGCAGGTGCCCCTGACCGCCGCCGCGAAAGTCGGTGATGATGTTGTGCGCGTGGCTCCCGTCGGTCTGCGTCCCTTCCAGCCGCGCCCCGAAATACGCCTCACTCGCGACTATCCCTGGACCGCCACTTGTCGCGGCCGCCTCATTGGTCCGCATGTAGCCGTGCTGATGTATGCCAGACGCGTCGGTATATCCGGCGTGTTGATGCGCGGGGACCTGGTCAGTGTTGAGCGCGGTGCTGGTCACGCTACCAAAATGAGCGTGCGTTCCGGCGGCGGCCGTTGTCTCGGTGTGACCAAAGTCCCCGCCAGCGCTCCAGACCGCGCGCGTGCCAGTGTTTCCCAGGATGAAACGATCGGTCAGATTTGGCGTGCCGTTCGATCCATTGCAAAGGAGCCACCCGGTGGGGACGTTGTTGGGTGTTCCCGCCCACGCCACGATGACGCCACGCGGCAACGCCGCGACCGGATCGCCGCCGCTGCCGCCGCCGGGTGGGTGAGCGGCGATCAACGCGCGCATCTCCCCGGCGAACGCGTCGAGCAGATCCAGGTCCGCGTTCAGCTTCTGACCCCATGTCTCCGCCGAGGCGTCTATCTCTGGTTTGACCATGTTCAAGACGGGCGTGAATGTGTCAGCCATCAAACTGCCTCCAGCTCAGAGCAAACAAACGGAGGGGGCGGCCTGACGGTCCAGACCGTCGAGCAGGCCGGGGTCTCTTCCCAGTAGAGGCGTGCGTTGGCGTAGCTGTAACTCTGGCCGGTCAGGATGAGGGTCCGCAGCAGAGCCTCTTCCAACAAGCGAACCCGCATGCCGGATCGCGCCTGCATGCTGGGACTGAACCCGACGTCCCGGTGCAGCGGTTCCTGCATCATGACCGACCGGCCAAGCACCATGGCGGGCGCGAGATCCGGCTGGTGATACTGCGAATAAATATCGTCACCGTATGGACCGAGGCCGTAGGGACGGGGGCGGTAGGTCATTGCAGACCGATGACGAATTGATTAGCCCCGAAGCGCACCGCGTCGCCGCCGTCGACCACCTTGATCGCGCCAAGGGGACCGTGCGCCAGCATGTTGCCGAGGGTCGCCGCGTCGTGAATGCCCACCCACGTCACCGTGCCCCACGCGCCGGTCGCGACCGGCCACTGGAGCACCGCGTCGTTCCAGAGGGTCGAGGAGCCGTCGACCCCGGCCGTGCCGGGGACAAACGTCACCGGCAGGCGCACGTAGCCCGCCGCGTCAGGGGGCTCCGCCCCCGCGCCCGTGTCAGTGGCACCCGGCAACAGGTAGAGCGCCACCCAGAGCGCCGTGGGCGGCGTATAGGGCACGTTCCTGAAGACGTGATCGAGGATCTTGGTCTCGAGGAAATCGGAAAACGCCCCGTAAACGTAGACGGGAGGCAGGGAACCACTCATGGGTGCGCACTCCACTGGGGGGATTTGGTGGCGCGCCCGAAGCCCCGGATCCGTCGCACCAGGGGCGCACCGGAGTGCAGCGCGACCTGAGACGACAGATTGAGCGCGGCGACGCGGCCGGTGTACTCACTCGCCCACGTCGCGACGCGGCTGTCGTCGAGAAGATAAGGACTGGCACGCACCAGCGCGCCGTAGAGGTAGACACCCATGTCCCGCGCCGTCAGCCAGTTGATCGGCGCGGCGACGCTGAGCCTGGGGATCTGGCGATAGTAGGTCATATGCAGGATCATCTCGCCGGTCGGGGCCGGTGCCAGCTCGATCGTGCTGTCGGTCCACGAGAAGTGTGTCGGCATGCCGCCGGGGCAGGCATACTGACGACGGATCTCCTCCAGCTCGTCGACGGTGCAAAAGTCCAGTGCCCGCGTGGCTCCGTGCATCCACAATCTCGTTGCGTCAAGCCAATCAAGTGGCAGATTTACCGCGCCGCAGGAGACCGGCGCGTCAACCGTCACTTGCATCTCGCGGCTACGAAGTTTCGCCTGGAGATCGGTCTCGGTGAGGCGGACAAAATCCGCCGCCATGCCGTCGAGGGATCTTTTGTTGAGCCAACGAGGTACAGCCAGCAACAGATCGTTGTAATTCTCAAGCGCCATCTACGTGACCCCCGCCCGGTACTGACCGAGTTTAATCTTGCGAACGTAAGACATATCGATGCCGACGCGTTTGGCGATCTCGGTGTATGTGCCTTCGCTCTGCTTGATCTCGCGCACCAACTCGTTTGAATGCTTTATCGGGCCACCCTTAGCGCGGCCCTTTTTAATCATATCCTGTGTGTTATCTTTCATCGTGCCAAGGAACAGATGATTTTGGTTTACACACAAAGGCACATCGCAGCGGTGCAGCACGCACATCCCGGTGGGGATTTCACCGCGATGCAACCGCCACGATACTCGATGCGCCTGACGCTCTTTATCAGGGTCAGAATTAAAGATCAGACCGTAGCCCTTATTGTTTACGGCGCTGTCCCACAGCCAGCAGCCGCTGTTTGGCTCTGGAGAAACCTTATCGAAGAAGCGTAGCGCGATGTCCTGTTTTGCTGGCATCACACTTTTCCTGGCCAAACTCTGAAGGCTCTATTATCAGAGTTGTTGAGCCACTCGCGCCACTTCTCTTTGTCGCGCGACCAGCCCTCCTGGATCGCCTTGTTCATGATCGACATCGGCACGCGCGCCACCAGCCGGAAATGCTGGCCGGTCTGATCGACATCAGCGTCGCGGGCGTTGGCGCGCAGGAGGTCGCCGACCTCCTGCTCGTCATGGACGACCACCTGATCGTTGCCGGGGGTGGAGGAGACCCAGCGGACCACACCGCCGCTGGCGGAATGAAGGATACGAAACGACATGAGCGTTCGCGGCGGGCTCTCGCCCGCCGCTCCCCGTTGTTAGACCGGAACGTGAACCGACGCCGAGGCGATAAGGACGCCGCCCTCATCGACGAGGCGCACGGTGTAGTCGCCGGGCGTTTCGTAGGTGTGTTTCACCCCGACGAGGCCATTCTTGGGTTGGTCATCGGGGGTCGCGTCGCCCCAAACGATCGAGCCCTTGGTCCCGGCCGGTGTCTTCGCCGTCACCTCTGACGGGTTCCCCTGAGCAGAGGTCACCAACAGCGTGCCAGGGCTGGAGCCTTGTTCCCCCGTCGCCGCCGGGGGCGTGGCGGGCTTGGGGCTGGCCGGGGGCGGTGGCGGATCCCGTTCCGCGCCGGGGTTCTGGCCTGGGAACGTCACCGGGCTCAGGGAACCCGGCGAGGCGAGGACCGTGCCATCCTGGTTGACCGCACCGGACGCGTCGTAAGGCACCGGCACGTCGGTCCGCAGGCGGCCACGCTCGTCGAGCGCCCCACCCATCATCGGGTTGATGTTGCCCTGCCCGCCGTAAGGCCCGGCATACATCGGCGTGCCACCGGCATCGAACGGCTGCTGGCGGTTCGCTGGCGGCATCTTCGGACTGCCGTCGGCGTTGTAGGCTTCCGTCTCACCAGACACCGCCGTGCCGTGTACACCGCCAATGACCCGGTCGGTCGTCTGCGTCGTGGTCCCCGCCAGGGTGATCGCCCCGCTGGTGATCAGGTCGGCGATTTTGAAATGCGCGGCTTCGTTGCTGACCTGTAACCCATACTCGGACAAGATCATTTTCGTGTCGGCGTCGCCGATCTTGGCGATGTCGACCTTCTCCATCTTCCGGTAGTAGGCCACTTTGGTGAAATCGGGATCCCAGCCGATCACCGTGCGCGGCCGGATGTAGCGCGACGGGTAGGCCTTCAGCTCGCCGAAGTCGGACAGGTAGAAATCCGCCGCCGCGTTGATCTCGTCCTTGTCAATCGCGACACGGCTCTGGCTGCGGCCGAGGAAGGTCGAGAACACGCGTTTGATGTAAGACCCCATCAACAGGTGATCCGGCTCTCCGCCCTTGTCGTAGGTTGCCTGGATCGCGTCGCCGAGCAGTGCCTCGGTGAACGCGCGCGGCGTGCCATCGGTGACAGCTGTCGTCGCCGACACGGGATTTGCCCCGGTCGCGCCATAGAAGGCGTTTGTCGTCAGCCAATGTTCCAGACCGCGCGTGGTGCGTCCGGTGGTGTCGTCAGCACCCGCGTTATAGGGCTGCACACCCAGCAGGATGGTTTCCATGTCACGCTTCAGGGCTTTGCCAGCGAGCGCCATCTGGTGGCTCATCTCGCCGGATTTGCCCGCCGCGTCGGCGTGCTCTTGCGTGCCCGAAACGGTCGCGTCGCGCTCACTGATCTGCGCGACGTTGCCGATGCGAATGGTCGGCGTCGACGGACCACGCACCAGTGTGAAGCCCTCGACCTGGGCGTTCCCGGCGTTGATCGTCGGCAACTTCTCGGTCTGCCAATCGAACATCACATTCGAAATGGATCTTGTTTCAGACATGGAAAGAAAGATCGTGTCTACCGGGTCAATGTTGAAGATGGCATCAGCCAGATCTTCGCGGTTGCCTTTCGCCTGATAAGTGGTGAAGGCGTTTGTAACTTTGGGCATTCTCTCGCTCCATCACAGGAGACCACGGATGACAGACGCCGCATCGGCGACGCTGTGCGATTTCGCGAGACGCTGTTTGTTCTGATTATGCACCGACAACCGTCGGCGCGTTGGAGCTGGCCCTGGATCCGGTGGAGTGGCTGTCTGCTGCCGGGGGCGGTTAGCGACCGGGATCCCCTGCTTGGCCATGCTGGCGTAGCGCGCGGCCTGCCACAGGACCATCACGGCCCTGTGATCAAGCACCTCGCGGATTTCCGCCTCGGTGTAGCCCAGCTCCTCCGCGTAGGCGCGGGCTGTCTGGGTCACCTGTTTCCACCGTGCGTCGTCGGCCCAGGCCGGGACACGCTGTTTGACCAGCTCCCGCTCCTTGATCAACAACGCCGCGCGCTGCTTCTGCTGTTCCTCTAACGAAACATGCTGGAGGCGCTGCATCTCCTGCGCCGCCGCCATCTCTCGTTTCTGGATGTCATCAAAGACCGCGCGTTGCCGCATGTACTCAACCGGGTCGGTGTTCAGCAGCTGGGGATCGGGCTCGCCGATTTGTCCCTTGAGTGCCGCCAATTGTTCCGAGAGCACCGGTAGAAGTTCAGCGTATTGGGCTCGCTCCGTCCGCAATTCCTGCTCGTGAGACTGGACAGCCGCGACGTAGCCGCGAAACTGTTTGTCATTCTCAGCAAGCGCCATCGTCTTGCGGGTGTAATCCTGCTGCCGCAGGTAGCCGTTGACCAGTTCCGGCTCCGTAACCTTCACGTCCTTGCCGTCGATTTTGACGGTGAACGACCGGGGGACGGGCTCGTCGTCGGTCTCTTGCTCCTCGGCCTCAGTTGCCTCTTCGGAACCATCTTCCTCGGCATCGGGCTGCTCGTAAAGGTCGTCGACCTCTCCGTCAGTCTCCGCGTCGGACAGCGTCTCGCGTGGCTCCGTTTCAGCGTCAGGCGACGACGCGTCTGCTTCCGTCCGAGACGGTGCGCGCCGTGGCACGGGGGCCTGCCGAGGGGCTTCTGGGTTGCCGTTTTCACGGTCCAGGATTTGCTCGATCGATGCCGCCGCCTTTTGCAACGAGGATCCCGCATCCGCAGGCGCGGGGGTGCCCTGTTGTGCCGTGCCACTCATTTGTTGTTACTCCCGACCGATCTGAGAACAGAACGGTGGTTATGTTTCGCGATCTCCGCGCCGCTGATCGCCTGGGCCAGATCGGTCGCCAGCGCATCGAGCGCGCGGAGCATGAGGTAAGCCCCCTCCCGGCCGTCTTTGTCCTCGGGCGGGAGACGTCTCATTTGCTGCGCGTAATGACCCTGGAGGCGGGAGAACGCCGCCCGCAGGCCGGGATCTTCCAGCGTGGCCTGGGCCGCGACGGCGGCCTCGGAGGCCTCACGCAGGGCGACGGAGGGGTCGCGGGGGTGGAGCGTCATTGCCGCTGGTCCTCCTCCGGGTAGAGGAGCGACGCCGCGCCGCCACCGGCCAGCAGCGGCGTCAGCAATGGTTTCTGTCCCCGAACGAACTCCAGCAGCGCCTCGGTTGGCGAGATGCCGCGTTTCTGGGCGGTGTTCACCAGCTTGCCCTCGAGCGCACCCATGAAGCTCGTCGGCAGCGATTTCAGGCCGGTGGCACGGCCACCGCCGACCCACAGCGCCGCCTGGAGCTGCGCCGGGCTGAGACCCATCTCCTGGGCCAGGGACTGCTGCATCGCCTCCAGCGCGCCGTAGTGGTTCGCATCCGGCACGTCTTTCCAGGCCTGCGGGATTTGCAGCAGCTGATCCATCGTGACGCGACCGGTCTTGAGCGCCTCGCGAAAGTTGATGCTCTCGCCCTTGGCGACGCCGATCGACGGGAAATTTACGTCCGCTTTGATCTTCGTGTTGAGGAAGTCGGGGTGCTGGCTCAGCATTCCGATCAGGCGCAAGTTGTGCTTGTCGACGGTTACCGGATACTGGTTCCCTTGCAGATTGGTATCGAAAGACGCCCGCTTGGGGCGCATCTGGGGATCCAGCGGTTCGCCGTCGGCGATGTCGCGGTAACCGCCGTATTGCGTGTCCTGCATCTTGTGGCCGTAGGGCTTCTCGACATCGATCGGTTGCCACCGCCCTTTAGCGTTTTGTTTCCCCTGCACCGGGTCGCCCTGCCGCTCGCGCACGTTGTAGTAGCTGCCAGTGCGGATGTTCTGGGCGACATCGGATCCCGCGCTGACCGCACCGACGGTGGACATATATTTCGAGAAGACCGCGTTGCCTTCGTCCTGTCCCAGCTCCGAAACGAACGCCTGTCGCAACGGTTCGGCGTTGTACCAGTATGCGCCGCCCTGCTTCAGTCCCGCCTCGACGACGCCGCGCAGCTTGGCGCGCAGCACGGGATCGGTCGTCGCCTGCTCGATATGTTCCGGTAGCCCTTTGCGCCGACCGGCGTTCGGGTCGATCCGCGCCAGGGGGGTCTGCGGCACGTCAGGGACGCGCCATGTGTCCGAGAGGTCGAAGACCTGACCCGGCCGCACCGGGGAGCCGGTCGCGTCGCCCCGGATCTGCGCCTCCGACACCGGGCCGGTGTTGGTCGAGGGGGTCATCTCCGCGTAGGTTGGCAAGCCCAGCTTCGCGAGTTGATCGTCGGCCTTGCTGCCCATCCGGCCGACCCGCACCTGGGCGACGTCGCGCGCCGCCTCCGGGTTGGCCCAGATCGCCTGCTCAATCGGCGGCTTGTTATGGCCGACACCGAACGCCGCCGGGGCGTCGGGCACCACCGGGGCGTCAGGGTCGATCGTCTCGTAAGACGCCCCGCCGCGCCGCCCTGGCGGGAGGTTGCGCGGGGTTCGCGCGCGGGCCGAGGCAATTTGCTTCGCTTCGGCGGCGGCCGGTGACGGTGCGCCGCCAAGCAGCCCCAGCTGCGTGAACAGGTCGATCGACCCCTGGCGCATGGTGTCGGCCTGCTCCGCCGACATCATGCCGCCGGGGAGGCCCAGCAGGCCCCCGCCGGTCTGCACGCCGGGGCGGAACGAGGGATCCGGCATCGACATGGTCTGGGTCGGGTAAGGGGCCTGCGGCGTCGCCTCGGTCGGCATCGACAACAGCCGCTTCGCGATCCAGTCGTCGTCCAGCTCGGCCTCGCCGGGGTAAAGCAGGCTCATGGGATCAGCCCTGCTGGCGCGGCCTGGGCGTCGCCCGGCGCGGCAGCTGCCGCCGCACCACCGCCGAGTAGACCGGCGAGGCCGTATTTGCGGAGGATTTCGATCGTCGCGGGATCGAACGCGACGTAGTTGCGCGATCCCTCGCCCGCGCCTCGGCTGCCCTGGTCGAGGTAGCGAATGCCGGGGATGCCTGCTTCGCGGAGAGCGGCAGCAGAACCAACGGCGTCTTGTGGGTTCCATCGACCATTGCTCGCTCCCGCCAATCGACGGGCAAGATGCTGGTAAGCGTCATACCCCTTCAGTGCACTCGCGGAACTGACGTTCTCAGGCGTATCGATGGCGCTCAGTAATCTCTGTTCAACCGCACGCACACCCGGAAACGGTTCGGGTTGATCCGCGAATTGTCGCAACGTGGAGCGCACCGCCTCCCGCACCTTCGGATGCTGCTCACTCAGCGGCCGGTCCCAATCGAGGAAATGCTCCGGGTCGGCCTTGAGGTTGACCTCATACATGTGGCCGCCGCGCTCAATACTTAGGTGAGACGGATCAATGCCGCTTACGGCATCGGAGACGGCCTGCATGTGGTCGGCGTTCTTTCGCCCCGGATCGCGCGCGGCCAAAGCAAAATCACGCTGGACCCGTTTCAGCGCCTCTTCCGCTGTCACGTCGCGGGTCATCATATAATCGCCCGCGTTACGAACCGCTGCCTGGGCGGGCGTTTCGTTCCGAGTGTAACCAACCTTGTTGCCTTGATAGAGCAGCCGGGTGTCCTGGGAGAGTTGGTCCCGATAACCCCGCGCCACGCCCTCGTTCTCAGCGAAATACATCCCGTGCCCGTAAGCCTGCGCGCCCTCGCCCGTGCCGATCTTGCTCGCGTCGAACGCGTCGAAGCTGTGCGGCGAGCCGTGATACGCCTTGATCGCGCCGCCCAGTCCTCCCGTATCGAGACCCAGCGCCGGGTTGTTCATCCGCTCGCGGCCCTTCTCCGTCATCTGGCCCGTCGCCGGATTGATGTATTCACCGAGGAGGCCCGCCTGGAGCGTCGGCTTCGGCATGCCCATCGATTGCAGCGTCTCGGTGCCGACGGGGTTATTAGGGTTCCAGATCGGCGCGGCGGGCTGATTGCCGCCGCCCTGGAGCGTCGCCAGCAGCGCCGCCGCCCGGGGATCCTGCCGCAGCCAGGGCGGGAGCTGCTCGTCGTCGGGATAGAGGAGGCCGGGGTCAGCCATCAGAGGCCTCCATCCGGCGCGGCGGCACCGTTACCGCCGCCGGGGGGTGCCGCACCGTTGATGCCCGCGCCGATCGGCGGCGCGCGCAGCGCCTCGCGGATCAACCCGGTACGGATCTGCGTGTTCGCGCGCTGGGTCGCGATGTCGCGGTTCGCGCCGAGGCTCGCGTTTTGGATGCGCTCCTGGGCGGCCCGCGCCGCGCCCTGGCTCAGTTCAGCGGCCTGCTGCTGTTCACGGGACATTTGCAGCTCATGCGCCTGCGCCATCGCCGTCCGGTCACGCTCCAGCGCGGCCTGGATCGATTGAATATCGATCTGGGTGCCGTACTTGGCGGCGATCTCGGCGGCGCGAAGGAGCACATCCGCGTCGAGCTGGTCGCGGCGGAAATCATCGTCGGATTTGGCCTTTGCCACATCGTATTGAAGCTGGCTCTGGTCGGTCTGGAATTTCGCCTTGGTCTTCTCGCCTTCGACCTGGGCCAGGAGCTGGTTCGGATCCGGCGGTTTGTTCTGCGCCATCTGCTGGCTCAGCATTTGCTCTTGGTTTGGCGTAACGACCTTGAAGAACCTGTCTGGGTTTTTGAAGCCCGCGATCCTGAGCATCTCGGCGTAGGTTTCGCGTAGTTGCCCGATCGACACGAGGGCGTTGTCTGGCCCCAGCATCTGCAAGACCTGTTCTTGCTTTTGTCCAATCGTGGCCAGGAACGCCATGCGCGTTTCGTCGGTGCCGCGCCCCAGTCCGACGTTCACCGACACGTCCATCTCCGCGTCCCAGAAACGCGGATCGACGTTGACCCATTGGTTGCGGAGGCGAACGACGCGCGGCTTGTCCTGGTGCCGGATCACGAACCGCAGCAGGCCCCGGAAAACGTCTTTCACGCCAATTTCGGCGAACGTGCGCGCGATCAGCTCGACGCGGTCCTGCTGCGCTTCGACCGAGGCGGAGACAGCGGATTTCGTGGTTGACTGTAGGACGTTGGCGTCGAGGCCTTGTGACTGACGCGAAATGCCGGTGCGCTGCGCGCGCATCTCATCAAGGTAATTCATCACGCCCAGCGCCTGCTGACCGATGAAAGGTTCAGACAGGGCCTGCACCATTCCCGGTGCCTGCATGCGGATGATCGCGCCGACCTCGTTATTGAGGACGTCGTCCATCGTGACCGCGTTCTCAACAACAGCCGTGCGCGGGAAGATGGATTGTGCTAAACTATCAAGGATGCTGCGGAGGACTGAGGTCTTGATGTCCTGCAAGTCGATCGTCTGGTCCGCGATCGAGTAGCCGATCGCCGCGTGCGGCAGGCGGACAGCGGATAAGAGGGCAAACGGCGCGTCGTAGTCGATCTCGTCGACGGCGATCTCTTCCTGGCTTTCGCCGACCGTGCAAATGTGATGCAATTCAGCAATGCCGTCGCCATCCACGTCGAGACGCACCCAGGCCTCGGTGTGTGGCACGCGCCAGGTGCTGATGTCGGGGCCACCGTCGACATCACCTTCCCGCAGACCGGGGTTGCGCTGCCGGGCCTCGGTCTGGCTCGTGGTGTTGCGGGCTTCCGCGTCGGGGGAGGCGTGCTCCTCGACCATCTCGCGGTCGTAACCACGCTCCACCAGATCGGAGACGGTGGGCATGGTCCGGTGCGCGGTGTAGCGGCTGGTCAGGACGGATCTGGCGTCGCGGGCAATCAGGAACTCTTCCGGGGGCACGGCCGCGACACGCAGGACGCGTTTCTGGCGGGTGCGGCGCACGGTGCAGTCGATCAACGGCTGCGGTCCCGTGTCGAACATGCCGGGGAGTTGAGGGGGCATGGGCGGCGCCGCCGGTTGCGTGGACGCTACATCTCCGCCCGGCGGCGCCGTCGCACCCATGCCGGCAGCTGGCTGCTCGGGAGGCGCGATCGGTGGTGTGGGTGGTTGAGGCGAGCCACCCGGCGGGATCGGTGGGGCCTGACCCGCCGGGGGCTCTGCTTCGCCTGGCTGCTCGGAAGGAACGGCCGGCGCTGGCGAAGGGGTCGGGGGTGAAGCAGCCGGCGCCTCGGTGTCGTCGGCCTGGGTTGATTGCTCCAGCACCTCGATCTCGGGATCGTTGCTAAGTTGCAAGAACTGGAGGAGCGTCAAACCAGTATAATCGAACTCCTCGACAGAATTGCTCTCATCAAACCACCACTTGATGACGCCTATCTTCTTCAGCAAGGCATCGTGGACGCTATCGTATAAAGTACAGAACCAGTTATTCCCGTCCGCGTTCAACAGATACTGGACGTAGTCGGTGGCCTGTCTGGCCGCTTCCTCGTCCTCCTGATTGCGTGGTTCGTAGTCAACAACCTTGTCTCCACCAGCGAAAACCCGGATGATGCCGGGCAGCATGGTGTGGATGATGTCGGCTACTTCACGAACGACCGTTCCTGACCGACCAGGGTCGCGTTGTTCGGGAGTATTGTCGTCGTTAAGCACGAGTCCTTCGTAATACACGAAAGCGCGTTCACGATCGGGGGCCAGCGTGTCGTCGGCGTATGACGCCGCGTCCTCGCGGTAGGCGCGCAGAACCGCGAGGATCTCCTCATCGTCCATCGCGTCCTGTTTGCGAGCCCGCCGGGCCAAAGCGACTCCCTTGCAACGGTTGCAATACAGGGAGGGTTAAGGCCGTTTCGCGACTATTGCAAGAGATGAGACTCTGGGTGGTTTTGGAGACTCAGGTGTGGATAAAAAAAAGCCCCGGCAGCGGGGGTGCCGCCGGGGCGCGAGGGGGTGTGACGAATAGACGCCGAAAGGTTATGTCCCCGTCACGCCAAAGTCCAGCAGCGTCCTGAACAGGACCGCGCCGCGATCGGCCGGCAGCGTGATGCGCATGGTGACGAGGGCATTACCGTCCGAGAGGATCTCCATGCCCAGGATCGGCGTCGGCCGCGGAGCCGGCGGCAGCGCCTCACCGTTCACCGCCGAGGTGGTGGCGGCATGCAGCGCGGCGGCGCGTGCCGCCGGCCCCGACTTCCTCCCGCTGCCTCGGCGCCGGCCGCCGTGGCCGGTGTTCCCGTGCGGGAGCGCCGCCGAGACAAGGCACTCCGGGTGGAGGTCGAGCATCGCCGCCATGATGCGCGACTCTTTGAGACTGACGGGGGATTTGGCGTTCATCATGTTGTGGATCGTGTTGGCGCCCACCCCGATCGCTTCGGCGAGGGCAACGTTTTTGACGCCGGCCGCCTTGGCCGCCTCGCGCAGGACGGCCGCCGTCGGCTCGTAGGCCGGCTGGCGTCTCACGGCGGCCATCAGGCGACCACCTTGAGGCGCGCCCGGCGTGTCGATGCCGCCGCGTCCTTGGCGTTGCGTGTCGCCACCTCCTGCCTGGCGCGGACACGCTCGAAACCGTCGTTGTAAGACGTGAGAAGGGGCGCCTTGCGGCGCCCCAGCTTGTAGTAGGCGTCTCTCCACGCGGAGCTCTGGGATTTGAACGGCCCGGCCTCGCGGTCGCCGAGGGTCCAATACCAGCCCGAGAAAACCAACGGCTCCCCCGGCGGCCGGTCCTCCGCCCAACGGCGCGCAGCTGGGTATGAGAGATAAAACACCCGCGCGCCGTGGTCGCGGACATCTTTGAGGACGGCGTCAGGGAGCCACATGCGACGCCTCCTCGGGCTGCGCGAAGGTGACGCCGGCCTCGGCCAGTAGCTGGTCATACGCGCCGTCGCCGTCGGCGTTGAGCGACCAGAAGCGGTCGATAACCTCCACGATCGCCGCCTGCGCCGGGACGGGCAGCGCCCGCATCCGCGTGGCGAGCGCCTGGGCGTCGATCTTCCACCTCGGGGCTATCTCAGGCCGATCGGAAACATTGGCCCAGGCCTGCCGCCACGTCAGACCGTTCATCTCCCGGTTGGCTGAGACAATCGCGCCCCACTCTCGAAACGAAAACGACAGGCCGGCGAGCTCGTGCGCGATGATCGCGTCATAGCGCGCCGCGATGTCGTTCATGCGGCCGGATTTGTTGTCGCGGCCGGCCTGCTCCAGGGCGCGCACGATCGGCGGCCCCGCGTAGATGTTGAAACGTTCAGCCATGGGATGTTCCTCTCAGGTTCCAAAGTATCCGCCGCACCCAGAGCCGCGACAGATCGCGGCGCGGTGCATCGGCGTGCCGACGCTCGGCGTTGACCCACGCGATCCAATCCAGAGCGTCTCGCTGTTCGTCGGTCATGGTGGGCTCCTTCGACGGCACCCCCTCGGGGCGCCGCTCGTGGTTGGGATCAGTAGTGGTGGCGCGAGCCAACCCAGTTCGGGTCGTTCAGCAGCTGCTCGAAAGCAGCCTGTCGCCGCATGTTGGCGTTCATGCGAGCGGCGTTGTTCTCGGCGGCGCGGCGGGTTACGAACTCAAATCCGCCGATGCGCACGGCGGAGTTTTTCTCCTCCCCGCGAAAGAAAACGGCCCACTTCTTCGCGCCGTTGGAGGGGAAAAGGGGGTTCAGGTCAGCGTAGTATTTAGCCATGGGATTTACTCCTTCGACGGCCCCGCCAATCGGGGCCGCTCGTGGGTTGGGTCAGGCGGAGGGGCGCAGCAGCGCGCACAATTTGGCGACGGCGGCTGCCTGCGAACGATAAAGACCGTGGTCCCGCATCCAGTCGATGAAACCGTCCTTGTAGCCATACTCGTTGACGCCGCAGTAATCGGGACCGAGTTGCAGGTTCCACGAGCTCTCTTCCCCGTGCAGCAGAATGGAGACGCTGTCGTCCATCTCGTCATCGGACTCGATGAACCGGGCGGTGTAGCCCGCGCACCCGGCGGCGATGAGCGCGGCGTTTACCTTCTTCTCGATGCGTGCGCCGCGTGACACGGCGGCAGGGCCTGATTTAGCCATCGTTTTGGTCCTCTTTCGGCGGCGCCGGGATCGGCTCCGTCCGTCAAGCACACATAGGTGTGTGTGTGAGGTGTGTGTCAAGGGGAGGTCATACGACCCTCAGACCGCGTTTCAGGGCGCCCCCAGAGACGCCGGAGGGCACCCGCGCGAAGCGCAACATCATCAAGGCGTAACGAAGTGCCGAGATCACATCGTCGTGCATTTTGACGGGTTTTCCGTCCTTTCTGTGGTAGTTTCTGAGCTCCTCAAGGAGGTCCGTCAGGTGGCTGAAGATCCGCAGCCGGCCCGACTCCAGACGGTCGATCATGTCGGCGATCGACGCCTCGAGGCCGTAGCCACCTTCAGGGAAAGTCGCGTGCTCGAAACACATTTTGAGGCCTTGTTTCCGGTAGAGCTCGGCGATCGGCTCTCCGCTGGTGCGGTCGTGTGACGCCGCGTCGTGCGGCCACGCGACCGGGACAAACGCGCCCCAGCCTTTCAAGATCGCGCTGTGCTGCGCGACGGTGTGCTGGGTAACGCTCAGGGCGTGGGTGACGTAGACGGCGTCGGCCTCGCGGTCGTGGGCGATCTGAACGGCGCCAAAGGGATGATCATAGCCGAGGTCGATCCCCATCAGGCGCGGCCAGTGTCGGGGAATGGCGAACGCCTCGCAGACAAACGCATCCTCGGGGACGGCGAAGACCTTGCCGCTGCCGAGTTGAGGGATGCCCCTCGTCCTCGCCTCTCTTTCATGTGGTTTATAAAACGCAACGATCCGTTTTCTCTGTTCGGGACTGAAATGCGCCGCGTCGTCGATCGTCATCTGTATGAGGACACGATCGGGGGATGTGGGCTTGGGATAAAACAAGCGCACAACGTCACTCATGCCTTCAAGTGGCGTGAAGGTGAGCATGATCATCCCATTGGACGCATTGGTTCTCGTTACGGCTTCGCTATAAATTTCATACGGTGGCTCCTCGTCAAGCCATACGACATCGAGCGTCTCGGCCTGGAGCTTGGTGCGGTCCTGTTGATAAGACTTAAAACCGACGGTCGAGTTGCCGCCGGATGCATGGGAGACGGTGACGGTGTCATAGGCCTCGGACACGCCTCTCGCCGCCGTGGTGGCCTTTATGAGGCGCCGGGGAACGAGGCCGGTGCCGGGGGCGGAGGGTCTTCCGAAGAGCAGGCGCTGACAAGAGTCGCGGGTGAGCTCGGAGGACACGCCGATCGCCCAGGCGGCGATGGGATCGGCGAATGTGCGCCCCTGCCACCAGGGCGGGTAGAGCCCGGTGAGATGGAAGGACATTTCGGCTGATGCCGAGAAGGTCTTGCCGGTCTGGTTTGAGGCGAGCAGCAGCCGTTCGCGCGCGGTCTTTCCAAACGCATGAAACGCGGCTTGTTTCGGATACGGTTCGTATAATTCAATCTGGCGTTCCGACAGGAGTCGTTTCGCCTCCAGACGGATCGCGCGGAGGGCATCGGGATCGCTGGTGGCGAGGGTGGCGCTCACGGGTCGTTCCTTCCAAAGCCACGCCGATACAATCCACGGCTTGTCCACGACCACGAACAAACCGGCTGGACCTCGAAGATGAGGTCACACTCGTCACACTCCAGTTCGAAGCCGATTTCATTGAAATACGAGGCCTCATCGGTGGGCCACTTCGCGCCGCAGCCAGGGCACATCGGTCCCTCGTCGCTCCACGTCGGCTCCAGCTCCTCGGGTGGTATCGTTATGCTCATCGCCGGGGCAGCAACGGCGATTTAAGATGATCGGGGACCGGCCGGTCAGCGGTGAGGTTTGGGTTGACCACCGTTTTAGGAGCCGTCGGCCACCGGGCGCGTGGCTGGCGAGGGAGCTCCACTATCTCAATGTCCCGCCAGGCCGCGCCCACCCACAGCTGCAACGACTGCGACACGCCTTGCGTCGGATCGCTCGGGTCGTTGGGCCATTGCACGACACGGAGCGGGAGCTCGGGGTGGGTGAGCTCGGCGATCGTCGCTTCGAAGCCCGCGACCTTCTTCAGGACGCGGTTGATCTCATCATACGATTTGTCAACCATCAGGCGCGTGGCTTTCACGGCTCGCTCCAGCCGGCTGGCGATGGCGCCGACGCACAGATCAATATCGAGCAGAGCGGCGGCGACGGGATCGTCCTTCGCCGCCGCGAGACGCGCCTCGATCGTCGCATCACGCTCCCGCTCCAGGCGGGCACGCTCCGCCTTGCTGATCCACTCGTCGAGTTCCAGGCTATACACAGGCGGTTTCGCCACGCGCATGGTTCAGTCTCCTATCGTAACATCACCCGAGAGAGCCGCGCCGTTTTTTGGGTCGTTCCACTTTCGTATAGAAAAGGCCAGGGGGGGGTGTTCGAAGGGATGGGTGGGACCCCTTTCCAAGGGCTCGCCCCCCGGCACCCCCCGGCCGGGGGGCTCGTGCCCGATCGGCGCCAGCCCGAGCCCATCCGGCCCATGAAGATACAACCTAGGGTTGATAACCATAGGTTGTGCAACGTGCGCGTGTGCAACCGAGGCATGATGCTATCGATCCTGATCATGCACCCACCCACCCCACACGACCCGGCCACCTCTCCATATGGAGGTTTGCGGATGACACATGGTTTTGTAAAATCCAGAATACCATTGCGAGAGTAGGATAAGTAGCACTCACCAGCCGTCGTCCGTTGCACTGTCGTGACCAATCGTCTCTTCGATTGTCGGCGCCTCCAGCTTCGCCTCGATCGTCATCACCGGCTTGGGCTCCAGCGTCTCATCAATGAGACGCAAGAGCTCGGAGAGCTTAGCGGCGGGCAGGCGCTGGAGAGGAGAGTCTATCTGCATGCTGCGTTGCACGAACATCCCTATCTCCTTGCCCACGAGCTCCAGCCCCTTGTTCACCGACCCTCGATCATTGGCCTCCCTCGCGCTCTCGACGTTGTCGATCAGCCCCTTCAGCACATACTCCCGCGTCGGCGCGATGAAGCCCGCGACCGCGTCGATCTTCCGCAGCGTGAGCCGGTTCCTGAGCTCCTCCACGCGGCTCCTGACCATCGGCCGGGCCATGAGCTTGCTCGCCGCCGTGTGCGGCGCGGGGAAGCCCGCGAGCCTCGCCGCCTCGGTCTGGATCTTCCCCTCGGCGACGAACAGGCAGAACTGCTCTCGCCGCGCGTCAAGCATCCTGGGCACCTTGCCTCTCACCGTGATACGCCCTCCGTACTACCAGTCGGTATGAGTCTCATGCGCCGAGACAAGCGCGGGTTCAAGGATGCGTTTCCACCCCCACCACGCGAGGAGGATCGCATCAGCCTGATCGTGCCTTTCGATGCCGGTGCCGGCCAATACGCGGGCCATCTCGACCCCCCGCGCCTTGCCGGCCTTGCCGCCGCCGAGGCCAAAGCTCCCGCGCCACGCCGCTGGCATTGGCCTGACGATATCGGCGCTGGTCCTGGCCAGGACCAGGCCCTCGATGCATCCCGTGATCATCCCCAGTTCGAAGGCGCTGGTGCGTCCCATCTGAGGGCTCGCCTGCTGCTGTTCGATCACGACCAAATCCGCCCGCGCCGCCGCGTCGCCGATCGCCAGCAACGCCTTGACCTCCCAGACATGCTCGACCTTGGGCCTCTCAACGCCGGGGCGGCATCGCACCAGAGCGGCTGATCCGGTCTTGCCGGGGTCGATCCCGAGGACGAGACGAGCTCCACAGTCCACAGTAACAGTTCCCTTTTCAGTCCTTAGTGCATTATCTCCCATCCACCTCTCTCCCTCTTATCCACTCCCCCCTCCTCCCCTTCTCTTCTCTATTTATTTATTTATAAGTGTGGAGTGTGGAGATATAGAAGAGAGATAGATATACACAGCATCTTTCGCTCCACACCACACTGTGAGCCCACTGTGGACCGTGGAGCTCTCCTCTGCACGCATTGCACACATTGCACATCACCCGAAGTCAAACCCGCTGTTCTTGCCTCGATCCTTCTGCAAATGCTCACGCAAAGCCGTAGCCGTGAGTTGGGACAACAGCGTGACTGACCCGGCGCGTGCCCACGGCCTCGGCTTGTCTTCGCCGTCGACGATCTGCTGCGGCAGGACACGCCAGCCGTGCTGCCGCAGACCTTGGAGCACATGCGCCCACGTCAGACTGTGGGACACGCCGCCGCTCGCCTCCCACTTGCCGGCCTGACCCTTGCCGACGATCTCCCCCACCGTGACCACGTCCCGCTCCGCCAGCGGCCTGCCCTCGTCAAAGAGCGACATGACCCACGCCACGGCCGGATGCGCGCCCTCGCGCATCATGGTCCGCTTGGCCTCCGTCATGGGTGGCGCGGCCGATGCGTTGAACGCCGAGACATCGCGCGCCATCAGGTAGCCGGCGACGATCGCGTGCCCGCCCCCGTCCAGCCACCGGTGCAGGCGCGCCCAGTATGGATCGCCCGACAACGCGGCGATGATCGTGGCGACGATGTCGAAACGCCGGTCGTCCTCCGCCAGGGCGATGGCGCCGATGTGATTGGATGTGATGGCGGCGTTGATGACGTTCGGCACCGAGAACGCCTCGACCCCCTTGAGATTGATGGGCACACGCCCCGGCGGCGTGGTCATCCACCCCTTGATCGACTCGTAGCTGTCCCGTTTGTGTGCCGGCGGCATCTCATTGATCAGCAGCATCTGGTTGCGGAGGTAGCCGTTGAACGACCCGCCGATGTTCGAACCGGACACTTCGCCGACGTTGTGTTGCCCTATCGCCTCCAGCACCGGCAGCAGCAGCGTGTCCTTGCCGGCGCCTTGCGGCCCCAACAACACAAGGGCGCTGTTGATCTTGCGGCCTGGGTTCTGAAGTATCCACGCGAAGCGATCGAGCACACGCTCCCTGTCGGCGTCATTGGGTATCAGCCTGCGCGCGTGCTCCAGCCACGGCGCCGCGTCGGCCTCGGTGGCGCCCGCACGAGGCGCCAGATCCGACGGCCGCCAGAGGTTCGCGCACGGCCCCCATGGCTCGTGGACGACCTCTCCCTGCCCTGGCCGCATCGTCAGGCCCACGCAGCGCCTGAGCCTGCTTCGCGGGTGCAGCATGCGCGCCGTCAGCCCCTTGGCGCCGCGCCCCATGAAGCCGGCCACACCCATCCCCCCGGCCTCGGCGGCCAGCTGCTGATCGTCGAGCAGCACACCGTCCCGGTCGAGCCAGCCTCGTGGCGACCTCACGTAACGAAACCGCGCGACCAGATCCGCGAAGGCGGCCGCGCCCCCGGCGGCGTCAGCCTTGCACGGCTTTCCCGGCTCTCCCTCTTCGACCTCCACCAGATCGAACTCCAGCCCGCCCCGCTTCGACGGTCTGATCCAGCCTGGATCAGCCTGCTGCGCATGCCATGTCAGCGTGCCTATGCCCGATCGCGTCGCGGGCGATCGGCCCCACTTCTCCCACTGCTCCGCGCAGTAGACATCATCGTGCTTCGCCGACTGCTCCGACCATGCCCTGAACGCTTCGAACGCGTCGGCGTCACCACCGCTGGCGGCATGCGCGGCCAGGCCGATCGTGTTCCAATCGTCCCAATGTAGCTCGTCGTTCTCCATCACTCCCAGAGCCGACACGATGTCCTCGATCGGCCCGGTGCGATCCGCCGTCACCTCCGCCCGCGCCAGCCCGGCGGCGCGCACTGACCGGGTCACGATCCCTTGCGCGTCCCCGGCCTCCCAGAGGGCGATCGCGAGGCGGCCGATGTCGGCATCGATGCTCCCCGCCGCCTGCCAGCCGGTCATCGTCACATACCGCGCGCAGCCGTAAAATATCTCCACCGCCGCGCCCTCGGCGCAGTCTCGGCTGCCGCCCCAGCGCGCGAGATCCGCCTCGTCCAACCCACCTAAAAACGCCCGCATGTCGAGCCTGCCCTGGAACGCCAGGAACATGCCGGCGCCCCCGGCGATGCGTAGCCCCGTCCCACTGGGCGTGAGCTCGTGGTAGGCGCCCCCGGCCATTTCAAGCAGCGCCTGAGCCCATGGCGCGAGCTCGCCGGTCACCGGGTCGCGACACTTGTCCGCGTCAAGCCACACCACGTTGAGTTCGTCCAGCAGGACCCAGCCCACGCCCTCGCCGTCCCCGGCCAGGACCGCCCCACGCGCCACCTCATATGACACACACGTTGATGGATCGTTGACCCTCTGGCCGATCGGCGTACCGGGTATCCTGGGCGGCTTGGTCCACTTTGGTTGGTCCTTCCGCCCCTTTAGCTGCCAGTCCCACACACAGAAACGCTTCTGCTCCAGCAGCCACGCCAGCGCGGGGATGTCCGCCAGCGCCGTGCCGCGGGCGCGCTCATCGGTAACGGGTTTGGGCGGGCCGTCGGCGCCACCCACACCGGCCTTCGCCGTGCTCGCCGCCATCAGGCGAGGTCCTCGTTAGCGGGGGTCGGGAGCAGGGCGACGGATATGACGTTGGGCGGCAGACCACACGGCGATATTCGTTGATGGAAAAGGGCGATGGCGGCGGAAACGATCTCCGCCGCGTAGTCCAGCGCCGCGTCCTCGGGGGCACTGTGGTCTGGGTCATGGTCCTCGCGGATCATATACGCGAACAGGTCCGCCAGAGCCTGCTCGGCCAGCGCCTCCAGTGCCTCCTGCCCTTCCGGGGGGCTCATGCCAGATCCTCGCGGTTCCCCTTCGCCTGATACGTTGTCATCGCCTCGGCCACTTTCCGCTGCGTCGTGAAGTCGTCGAGGATCACGGTCGCCAGCCGGTCCCAGAAACCGGGGTCGACCTGGGTGGCGGCGTCCACCCGCTTCGACGCCGCTTCGTATCTTTCGTTCAGCGACGCCAGGGCGTCATCCGTCAGCCCTGGCGTGTTCTCGTGCGTATACCTTGCCATCTGGTCTGTCCTCCGCTTCTCGCCTGTGTCTCGCCGACTCTTCTTTGCGCCGCTGATTGTGGAGCAGCAGGCGCAGCGTGTTCCTGAACGCGTCGGTCTTCAGCCTTTGGCCGTAGAAACCGGGGAACACGGGCTGACGATCGAGCACGCGACCGGTCGCGCGGGCCTCGGCCGTGGCCCGGCCGCGTCTGGCCTTTATCTCGTCGTGGAGCGGATGATCTGTCGCCAACCCGGCGATGCCGGCCCACGTCAGGGCGCAGACCTCGGCGCGGGAGCAGCCGGTGGTGAGCATCCACCGGACGGCGCCGCCGGCCCAGTGGCCGCGCGCGGCGCGGAGGAGGAGCTCACGCTCCTCGTCGGTGTAGGCCTTGGTTGGTCGCGTCACCCGCCGCCTCCCTGGTTCACCCCACAGGCTGGCGGGTTTCGTCTAACCTTGCAACCCTTGCAGAGTCGCTACGACCTTCCGAGGGTCCGCGTGTCAACGGCGGCGGCGTCGAGTGCCCGCGTGATCAGGCCCAGCGTGTCGGTCCTGACACTGACGTGCGCCAGCAGTAGCCACCTGTTCGGGCGGCTCTCATCCGGCCGCAGGCGTATCGTCGGCACGGGGGGATCTTCGACCGGCTGGAGCTCCACCTCCCACCCCCCGGCATCAATCCCCACGCGCGCCGCGAGCTCTTCCAGGCTTATCCCCGTCAGTTCGCAGAACGCCGCCGCGCGAAACAACGGTATGTCCGCGCTTATCAGAGAGTTCAGGTGGCGGCTCAGTGAACTCTCGGTGCAGCCCCACTTTTCCGCGAGCTCGATCTGCGTGACCCCCGCCCTCCGCAGCAATGTGCGCGCCCATCCACCCCCCGGCGTCTGTGTTTTTCGTTCCTTAACCATCGCCTCGCTCATACTCATGCCCCAACCTTTCCTGTTCCATTTCATTCCATTCGTAGCCAAAACCCCCGCCCCGGTTCCGTCCGCTACCCGACGAAAGCCCGCAACCGTTGCAAACGCTCGGTAGCTGATTTGGTTCGCGCCGGACAAGAATAATCCGCTCGCCATTGCAAACAATACAAAGCGAGCGGATTGAAGACGATTTGGGCTGGTGCAACGGTTGCAATACGCGCAGGCTCCCCGAATGCCGGGAGCTCAGAAACCAACACCCAGGACGGTCACGGTGGCGCAGGCGGCCCATATCCTGGGCCTGCCGGCTCGGACCTGTTACGCGCACATCCACTCGGGGATCATCCCCGCCGTTCGCGTGTCGCACCGCATCCTCGTGCTCCGCGCCACTGTCGAGAAACTGCTGAAAGAGGGCAAGTTCCTCAAGCCGGTTCCCGTCCCCTTTGAAGAGGACGCGTGGTGAATGCCGAAGCCATGGCGTCATCAGCGGGACGTGCTCTCCGACCTCGTGATCGGACACTTCCTGTTGCTGTGGGAAATGGGCACCGGCAAGACGGCCGCGTTGATCCTGGCCGGCGCCGCCGTCGGTGGTCGCGGTCTGTGGCTCTCGCCGGCCGTGCTGCTGGAGCAGGCCGCCGCCGAGATCCAACGCTGGCGCCCAGGCGCCACGGTCCAGATCATCCGCAACGGCCGCGAGCGTGTGCGCGATGACGTGGACCTCGTCCTCTGCTCTTACGACTTCATGCGGCGCCTGCCGGTCTGGCGGCAACTCTACGCCGCGCACTGGGATAGTTGCGTTTGCGACGAGGGGCACGCCCTGGCGCACTCCACCAGCATGCGCACCCAGGCGTTCTACGGTGCGCGCGATGACAGCCGAGGCGCGCTGTTCCGTCGTTGCGATCGTGTATGGATCGCGACGGGGACTCCTATCATGAATAGTCCCGACGAGCTTCATCCGCACCTGTCCCGGTTGTTTCCGCATCTCATTCCAGACCTGACCCGGAAACAGGATTTCCTTGGTAGGTTCTGCGTCCTTGTCCGAAAGACATTCGGCGACGTGGTCGTCGGCGGACGGAACCTCCGAGAGCTCGGCGAGATCCTGCGCGCCTGTTCGTCACGCGTGAAACTGGATGATGTCACGGATCTGCCGCCGCTGATAGCCGACACGATATCTGTCACCATTGATAAAAAAGACCGCGGGGCCATTGAGGCCTCAATTCCCGACACGATGCGGCGGGACCTTCACGTTGTCCTGACACAAATCGAAGGTGGGATCGATGCGGCGTGGCAACGGTTGAACGCCATGTTGTTGCCGTTGGCCAGCACCCGCCGGCTGATGGCGCTGGCCAAGGCCGAGGCCGCCGCGCAGCTGGTCATGCAAGAGCTTAACGGTGGCGCCGATCGCATCGTCCTGTTTGGCCTCCATATCGACGCCCTTAAATACGTCGCGCGAAAGTGCGAGTCGCAGACTCCACTTTTAATGATTGGCGACACTCCGTTACAAACCAGACAGAGTCAAATCGACGCTTTCACCGCCGGAACGTCACGATTGCTCATCGCCTCGGTGAAGCTCGCCGGGTTCGGGCTGAACTTGCAGGCGGGGCGGCGTTGCATCTTCCTTGAGACGGAATGGACGCCCGCCGCCTACGACCAGGCCGTGGCGAGGCTCTATCGCGCGGGTCAGTCCAGATCCGTACACGCCTCGATACTCACGGTATCGAACAGCATAGACGCGCGTGTCGCCGAAGTCCTCAGAAGAAAACGCGTAGTGGTTCAAGAGATCATGGGAGACGCAGCCTAATGAAAACGACCAACATCCATGTAAACATGACATTTGATGTCGAGGTGTCCCAGGAAGACATCGCCAACATGCTGTTGATGCGGCGCCAGATGGTCGCCGCCAGCCAGGCCACGGCCGCGATCGTCCAGACGATCGACGAGTCGATCGGCATCGGTGGCGAGCCCGCGCCAGCCCCAGAGCCACCGCCGCCGCCGCCGGCTCCTCCACCCGCGCCTCCGCCAACGCCACCCCCGGCGGCGAAGAAGGCCGCGCCGAAGCCGGCGCCAATAACAAAGGCGGCAGCGCCCCCGGCCGCTCCCGCGAAGGCGGCGCCGCAAATTCCCCTGGAGGCGGATTTGCGTGCGGTCCTGAAACAGGTCAACGCGATCCACCCCAAATCCACGGCCGGCGTTGTCGACCTCCTGCGCGAACACGGCGGGTTCCCTCGCCTGACAGAGTGCCCGCCCGACACATGGCCTGCGATCGAGGCGGCGGCGCTGGCGTATCTGGAGGAGCACGCCTCGAGCGTCGTCGAGGAATGAGCGATTTCTGGTTTGGCGTGATCTGCGGCGCCCTGATCATCGGGTTTCCGCTGTCCGTCCTCGCCATCGTTTTGTGGAGGAGTTTACCCAGGTGGGAAGCATGAACGCCCCTCGCGGTCACTCCCCGCTAGGCATGAGCGTGTTGGAGCGGCGCGCCAGCTGCCCCGGCAGCATGCGCATGGAGGAGGGTAAGCCCAACACCACCTCCGTCTATGCCCAGCGCGGCAACTTCCTGCACGCCGCCGCCGCCGCCTGCCTGGATGAGCACCTCGACGCCGCCGAGTATCTGTCCGACGACCTCGACGGCGCCGCGATCATAGAGCCCTATCTGGACAAGGTTCGCTCGACCGGGCAGCGCATGGGCGGGCAGCTGCTCATCGAGCAGGGCTTCCACTTGCAAGGCATTCACGAGCTCTACTGGGGGACATGCGACGCCTGCGTTGTCGCGCCTCCAAGGCTATGGGTGTGCGACCTCAAGACCGGCGCCGGCCACGCCGTGCCGATCAGACGCGAGGATGGCCGCGTCAATCTTCAACTCGGCGGGTATGGGCTCGGCGCGTTGAACTCCCTGCCGGCCGACGCCGCCAACGCGATCGACGAGATAGAATTGTGCATTGTCCAGCCCCGGTTCGGGCCACCTCAGACAACAATCATGACCCTGGCGGAGATACAGGATCTGGCGGCGGACCTGGTTGAGATAGCCGAGGCCGCGACCAAACCAGACGCGCCGCTGCACGCGGGAGAGCACTGCGCCTTCTGTAGAGCGGCCGGCGAATGCCCGGCGCTACGGGAGCAGGCGCTCACCCGCGCCGGCCTGGAGTTCGACGTGGTGGACGCGCAGCTGTTGCCGGCGCCCCAGAGCATGGCGCCGGAACAGCTGGGGCGCATCCTCCAGGGCGCCGAGGTGATCGATGCGTGGATCGCCGCCGTCCGCGCGCACACCAAAGCCCTCGCCGACCGAGGCACGAACATACCGGGTTGGAAGCTCGTGAACCGGCGCGGCAGGCGCCAGTGGGCCGACGAGCATGATGCCTCGCGCGTCCTCGGGCCGATGGCGCCCGGCGGCGAGATGTTCACGACTGAGCTCCTCTCCCCGGCGCAGGCGGAGAAGACCCTCAAACGCCTGAAGCTCAAACCGCCGCCGGAATGGAACGACCTCGTCACGGTGTCCGATCCCGGCACGGCTCTGGTGATGGCTACTGACCCGAGGCCGGCGGTTGGCCCGCGCATCGCGCACGAGTTCGAAGCGATCGAGGGCGAGCCGTGAGCGTCGCTTACTACAACGAGAACGACAGACAGGCGGCCGCGTGGCTGCGGGAGCTCATCCGGCGCGGTCATATCGCCCCCGGCATGGTTGACGAACGGAGCATCGAGGATGTCAGCCCCGCCGATCTCGACGGATACACCCAGTGCCACTTCTTCGCCGGCATTGGTGGCTGGTCGTGTGCTCTACGAATGGGAGGTTGGCCTGACGGCAGAGCCGTCTGGACTGCCAGCCTCCCCTGCCAACCTTTCAGCGCGGCGGGCGCGCGAGTTGGGTTTGCTGACGAGCGGCACCTCTGGCCGGTCTTCTTCCACCTCCTCACGCACGGCAAGCATCGCACTGTCCCTGTCCTTGGCGAACAGGTTGCGAACCGAGGCGGCCTCGAATGGTTCGACCTTGTATCGATTGATTTGGAAAACGCGGGCTACGCCGTTGGGGCGACAGACACCTGCGCTGCGGGGTTCGGCGCGTCGCACCTCAGACAACGTCTTTATTGGTTGGCCGACGCCGACGAAGGGAAACGCGGACGGCTCGCAGATAGCGAAAGACGCGACCGCGACCGGCAGGCGCCAGGACGGGACGAAGGCAACGGTGAGCCTGAACCATGTCGCGACACTGGCGGGGTGGCCGACGCCGATCGACGGGGACGCGAAGAGCAGCGGCAACAGGCCGAGGCAAGGCCTCTACAGCCTGACCGATATGGCGCGGATGGCCACCGGCCCGGCCCGGTTAACGGCCACTGGGCAGCTGCTGACTGGATCTTCTGCCGGGATGGAAAGTGGAGGGCAGTTGAACCCGGCACACAGCCGTTGGCTCATGGGATTGCCACGGCAATGGCTAGTGTGTTCTCCATCCAAGAGCGAGCTTGGACGGAGATAGCTGCTTATGCCGACATATGCGAAACAAACCCCGATAAAATCTTGCGAATGGTGCGGGACCACGTTCGTCAGACACAGGATCGGCAAGAACAACCAACTGGAGTGCGTGTCGAACTTCATGCGTCGGAAGTTCTGCTCGATTTCCTGTTCAGTCTTGAGACAACACGCGACGGAGCCGCCAACGGCGGCAGCGGCAAGAAAGCGCAACAGGCCATTATTGACAGGGCCGTGCGAAGCCTGCGGCGGGACGGTGGAGTTGTGCATACACCACGTCAACGGCGACCCAATGGACAACCGTCCAGCGAACCTTCAACGGCTTTGCGTGAATTGTCATTCATTCTGGCACGGCATGCTGCGGCGTATAGCGAAGCCGCCCTCGACGCGCATGCCGCGTCTAATCGAGTAGCCCAGCTAAGGGGTTACGGCAATTCCCTCTGCGTCCCGCAGGCCGCCGCGTTCGTGAGAGCGTGTTCGGATCTGGTTTGCGAAACCGAAACAACCTAAACAGGAGAACCATCATGTCAGGTAGAAAAGCGAAGCCCGAAGTCCCCCTGCTGCGCGTCGGCCCCGGCCGGTTGGCGTTCCCGGCGCTCCTCGAAAAGGCGGCGATCGAGGGTGGCGTCGAGAAATACTCAACAGTGATCTTGTTGCCGCCGGATTATAACACGGCGCCGATCCTCAAAGCTCTTGAGGATCTGTGCGTGGCGACGTGGGGGCCGCGCGCGAAATGGCCCGAGAATGCTCGCAAACCGGAACAGGTGGTGCGTAGTTGTGAGGGGAAAGGGCACCTCGCCGGCTATGATCCCGGCTGGCATTTTATTAGTTGCTCCAGCAACGAGAAGCCGGCCGTCGTTAATGGTATGCGCGAGCCGGTGACGTTGGCGAGCGATATTTATGGTGGCCGCTGGGCGAACGTCAGCATGCGTCCATTCGTTTATAACAATGTGGGCGTCGGCGTGTCGCTCGGCCTCAATAATGTTCAGGTGTTGAAGCACGACACCGCGTTCGGCCGCACCTCCGCCAAACAGGACTTCGATGACGTGGTCGAGGAAATGGCCGACGGCTTCTGATGCCAGCACCCGCGCCGCTCTTCTGGGACTGCGAGACTCGTTCCACCGTCGATCTGAGGAAGACGGGTGCGTATGTTTACTTCGCGCACCCTTCCACCTCGGTCACGGTGGCGCGGTTGGCGATCGGCAACGAACAGCCGTGGGAGTGGCGGCCGGGTCGTGCTCTGCTCGATAAATACCGCGACGCGTTCCTCGACCCCCTGGTGCCGATCGTCGCGCATAACGCGGCGTTCGAACGGCTCGCGATCGAGGGGGTTCTGCACCCGCGCCACGGGTGGCCGTTGGTGCCGATCGATCGCTTTGTCTGCACCATGGCGCAGGCGCGTGCGCAGGCGTTGCCGGGCTCTCTGGACGGCGCCGCCAACGCGGCGGGCCTGGATGTCAAGAAGGACGGCACCGGCTACGCGTTGATGCTGCGCATGTGCCGGCCTCGATCGTTCGCCGCCGACGGGACGCCGATCTGGTGGGAGGACGAGCCACGCATGTCTGGCCTGTCCACCTACTGCTCGATGGATGTCAAGGTGGAACGAGCCCTCTATATAACCACGGCAAAGCTCCCAGAGGATGAAGCCGCCGTCTGGGATCTGACGGAGCGCATGAACGACAGGGGGGTTCGTTTCGACCTCGAGTTCGTTCGCTCCGCGCGCATCGTCGCCGAAGACACGCGGCTGTTGCTCGACACCGAGATGTCAACTCTGACCGGCGGCTTCGTCAACAAAGCATCGAACGTCGGCAACCTAAAACGGTGGCTCGACAACCGAGGCGTGGATCTCTCGCCTCCGCCTGAGCTCGTGCGGTTCAGGGATGCGAATGTCGCGACGCAGCTTGGCATGATCGTTGAAGGCGGCGACGGCGCCGTGGCCGAGGTCGAGGCGGAAGACGAGGAAGAGGCGGAGGACGCCCTGCCTGAGCTCCGCCGCAGGGATGTTCTGCGTCTTCTCGCTGATCCGCGCGTGCGGGATCATGAGCGGCGCGTCCTCCGCGTCAGATTGGAAGCGGGCAAGATCAGCACCCGCAAGCTCGACGCGATCGTCGAACGATCCAGCGCCGACGGCCGCGTGCGCGGTTTGCTTGGTTACCATGGCGCATCGACCGGGCGATATATCAGTCACGGTCTACAGGTTCAGAACTTTCCGCGCGATGTCGTTTCAGATTGGGATGGCACGCGCGAGCTGCTCGACGGCGGCGCGGAGCTCGTCGATGCGCTCGCCGGCCCGCCCCTCGATACCATCTCTAAGATGTTACGCGGGGCGATCATACCAGATCCCGGTCATGACATCTGCACCGGGGATTTTAGTTCGGTCGAGGCTGTCGGCGTCGCGTGGTTGTCGGGGCAGAACGATCTGCTGGAGGCGTTCCGCGCGAAGCGGAAAATGTATGAAGAAATGGCCGCCCGCGTCTACAACATGCGGCCCTCCGACGTTAAGCCCGACAGTGTCCATCGCCATGTCGGAAAGACACTCGTGCTCGGCGCGGGATATCAAATGGGCTGGTGGAAATTCAGGGAAACCTGTCTCATCCAGGCCGGCGTGCTCCTCAAACCCGAAGAGGCGGAGCGCGCCATCAATACCTATCGCGAAACGTTCCCTTATATTCCAGGGCTATGGAGCGATCTGCAACGCGCCGCGATCGACGCCGTGAAGACGCCGGGGGGTGTTTCTCTCGCCGCCGGCGGCAAGATCCGGTTCAGGCGCGACGGCCACTGGTTGAGGATGCGCCTGCCGAGTGGAAGATATCTGTGGTATAACAAACCGCTCGTCGAGAAGGGTAAGTTTGGTAACGACGCCATCACGTATATGTCCGTCAACGCCAAGACGAGGAAGTGGGAACGCACCCACACCTACGGTGGAAGATTAACAGAAAACGCCGTCCAGGGCTTGTGCCGTGACCTCCTTGTAAACGCCACGGCGCGCCTTGAGAACGAAGGCTATAACCCGATCACACTGGTTCACGATGAGATCATCTCGGAGCCGGAACACGGTCACGGGTCGATCGAGGAAATGTGCGAGCTCATGTCGGAGTTGCCGGCGTGGGCGAAGGGCTTTGCCCTGTCGGCGAAGGGAGCGCGCGGGCCGCGTTATCAAAAAACGTAGAGGAGGACTGCATGGAGCCGGCAACACACTATGGCGTCGTGCGGGTATTCAAGCCCGGCAGCTATCATGGGCTCTACGACATCGTGCGCCACGAGCCGGGTTACGCCGACACGATAGTCGCGCGATCGGCGCTATACGCCGACGCCGTGGCGATCGTTCAGGCGATGAACGCGGCGCGGGACCAGGGGAGCTTCTGGTGATGAGCATGTCCCGCGCCCTCCGGCTCGCTGTCACGATCGCTGTCTGCGTCTGGATCGGCTCGCTGATCACCGTCACCTTCTTGGAAGCGTTCGCGCGATGAAGCTCCCAACCAACCTGACCCGCGAGACGATCATCGACGCCGCGAAGCGCGGCATGGTGACCCTGGACAGCCCTGGTTTCTGCATCGTCTGCGGTCATGAGAGCGACGGGGTTGAGCCCGACATGCGGAACGGCCCTTGCGAGTCGTGCGGCGAGTCGGCCGTGATGGGCGCCGAAGAGCTCATGTTCTGGCTGTTCTGAGGAGGCGGATATGGATGAGGGATACGAGGGGCGGCAGGCGGATCTGGTCGCGTGGATAGGGAAGGAACTGTGCAAATCGCCGTATCTGATCCCGCTGGACTGCTTCGACGCGCCCGGCCTGCCGGTGGAGTTCGACAGCTACGGGTCCAGCCGGATGTGCGACGCTATCTGGTGGCCCGTGGTCGATGCCCTGCGCGCCGCTGATGATGGCCACATTATTGACCACGGCTGGTCGTTCGGTCACTCGGCATCACCGCGCGAGCCGTGGGGCTTCGTTGTCGAGCCCTACCTGACCCCTGCTCGGGCCAGGGATGCCGCTGTCGCCGTGGGCGCCTGCCTGCGCCACTGGGGCGTGCGCATGGCGACACTGCCGGCGGCGCGCTCGGCCTGGTATCCCGGCCATTGCGAAGTGATCATCGCCTACCTCGACTCGCACTGTTACAACGAGTTCGCGGCTTTCGCGCTGCGGGCTTTATTCCCGGTGCCGAATACGGACCCCACGCTGGCGGAGGATCTCGCGGCGATCCGCGCGAAATACCAACCGCGTGTCTGATGCCCAGGAACCGCGAGCGCGGCGCCATGCGCGGCAGCTACGCTCTCGACCCCGTGCGCATGGTCCGCCTCTGCCGGCGACTCGCCGAGGACATGCGCGCCGAGGCCAAGGCCGGCTGGCCGCCGATTGAAATGGCGCTCCCCGGCGCGCGTTACCGGATGACCCGCGCCCAGGCCGCCGAGTCGATGGACCGCCAGGGGGACCGCTGGGCGATCGAAGCCGGTGGCGGCGAGCGAAATATGATCGATCGGGAGCGGATGGGGGTGCTGTAGAGGGGGGCTGTGGACAACTCGCTCGCGGAATGCAACGGTTGCCCCGTTTTGGAGCAACGAGTGATGTCCGAATAGAAAAGGGCGGCCCAAAGGACCGCCCCAATCAGAAGGTTCGGCGCTGCAAACGCCGTAATCGAACCCAAACCGTTCGACACCTTCGCATTGCAATCGATCCGCTGCAAGCCCCTTCCGCAGCAGTCGGTGGAGCGCGTCCATAGCCCTGACTATTCGGCGGAGATCCGCCGATGTTTGACGAAGCCACCTACTACCGAGAGATCCGCCGGGTCCGCCGCACCGGGGATCTGACCCATGCCGGCAAAAACGTGGCCCTCGCCATGGTGAAGCTCGCGCGGGATGCCGCCTTCGATGAGTTCCAGATCGGCTACGCCGCGCTCGCCAGGATGGCGCAGTGCGCCAAAAGCACGGTGGGGGATGCCCTCGCCGACATGCGCCGGCTCGGGCTCCTCTGGTGGCGTCAGACGACCGTCGAAGTCCCTGCCTTTTGCTGCCGGGTCCGAGGGAAAAACGTATACCGGCTCGGCATCTTTACGCCGCTCCCTAAGACCGAAAAGCAGTCGGCAAATGCTAAAGAAAGATTAAAGAAAGAGGCTCTGGAAGAGGAACGCGCCGCGCCGCCCGTGGGACCGACCCTGGAAGAGATCGCCGCGAGGCGCGGCCGGCAGCTGGGGCTAGTAGTAGAGCCCGCCCCTCCACCCGCCGAGGAGCACGAGGACGACAACGACAACAATAACGAGGACCAAGATGTTGGGGCCGTAGTAGCCCTGTTGGAGGCCCCAATAGCCGCCGCCGCCGAAGAGGAGGAGCAGCACAAGCACGATCAGGATGAGTGTCATTGCGGTTGGAACCTCGGGTCATCGATGGGAGCCGGCGATATCAGCCCGGCGAGGCCGCCGGTCAGCCCCGTCGCGGAGCCGATGCGCGGGCCGGCTATCTGCCCCGCCACGCCGCCGGGCGCGGCCATGGGCGGCGGCATACGTGTCTGCATGGCGCGGTCCCTCAGAGCCGCCAGGGCGGCCGTCTGCGCGCCTGGGTCCGTCAGGCCCAGCATCTGGAGCATGGCGTTGTTCATGTGCTCGGTGCCCCGGCTGGCTATGCCCTGGCGCGCCGTGCGCGAGAGCGCGCCGATGCCCGCGCCGCCGAGGCCGGCGAGGAGCGCCGTCGTTGGATCGTCGCCGCGCGCCAATGACAGGCCGCCGAGGGCGCCACCCGTGATGGCGGGGGTGGCGAGGTCCTTCATCCAGGCCTGCCGCTGCGCCGTCTGTGATCCGCGCTGAATTTGTCCCTCGACTCGGGAGCCGGCCATCTCGTCACCGAAAAACTGGGTCAGGAGGCCCATGCGGCGGTTCGCTTCATCCTCGCTGATGCCCAGAGCCGACAGCGCGGTGTTGACCGCGTTGCGCTGCTTCTCGTCACGGAACACCGCCCGCACCGGGTTGGCGTTGCCGGTTACATCGACCTTCGACAGACGCTCCCGCAAATCGCCAAAGAAGCCGGCGGCGAACGCCTGCCGCTCGGGGACGCTCATGGTGGAGATCCGATGCTCAAGCTCGGAGCCGTTCATATTCGCCGCGCCCTTGCCCAGCTTCGACGCGGCCATCTCGGCGCTGGGCTCGCTCCAGGCGTCCATCGCCTTCTGATAGTGGCTGACGCCGTTCTCGTCAGTGGTGATCTCGTTGAGGCGTGCCTTGATCGCGTCTCTGACGGTCTTCGCGTGGTGCGCCAGGGAGTCCATGGTGCCGTCCGGTTGCGTGTGGTCGTTGATGAAATCGGTGAGCGAGCCCTTGACCCGGTGATAGTCCTCCGGTGACGGCGGCACCTCCCCGGCCTTCAGCGGGTTCATAAAGCCGTCTTTGTCGAACGTCGGTTCGAAGTCGACGGTGCGCCCCTCCATGCGCGCGGCCTTGCGTGCCTCGGCGAATATCTCCGAGGGCACACGTCCCAGGTTG